CGGCAGCCTTCCGTTCATCCTTGGTTGCTGAACCATCCGCCAATCGCTTCCGTAGGCTGATCAGGCGGATGAAGAAGGTCTCCTCACTCAGGTCCATAAATAAATATAAAAACTTCCACCAGTGCAAATATTCCACGGCTTCCAGGTCAATACCATGCGTTTGCCTGAAAGCGGTATAGATAAATGGGGCGTCTTTAGCAAAACTGTAAAGTTTCTTTTCATCGTCGCGCTGATGCTCTTCGTGATCCTGCCCTTCTTCACCACCATCCAAAAACCACAGACCGAGTTTTGCGGCCTTTTCGAATGAGTCGGGGACCTCGGGGTAGAGGTTCTCAACCAGAACCATCTGCTTTTCAACGTTGGCCAAGTCCGGGTCTTCAAAAGCCAAAATGATCCGCAAGCAGGTCCTGAAATCCGTATCCAGCCTGTATTCCCGCCCTTCGATGCAAACCGAGGTAGGCAGGCGATCTATCAGGATATTGGTCATTTATGGGTTTGAGGCGGGGGTTGTTTTTGTGCCTTCTCCTGATCAATCTGCCGGCGTTTTTCGATCACAGGGTCGGTATACCTCCGGGTTTTATCCTGCCGGGCGTGCTGAATATAGGGGGTGATCCCCTTGAAAAATTGCTCAATCATATCCAAGGAACGAACATCGCCAAAGACCTTTTCACTCGTGCCTTTCCCAAATACGATATCGATCTCATCCCGCATGAAGTCGCAAACATCCCGCAAGAGGGCAATACCATCGGGCGCAGTCTCAGGAACGCCGTAATCATCAAGCGTCTTATTCTCACTCAGTTTCCCGGCACGTTCCCGGTATTCGTTTTCCTTCTCCCGGAAGGCATCCAATAGGCCATAGAACCGTTCAGCAAACATAATGTCGTCCGGAACGAATGAAATCACTCGCTCCGGGTCTTCATTGATTGCCAATTGGACGGGACCGTCAATTCTCAGACTTTTCATAAGGCTCCTAACTCACCCAGGTATTAAGCAGCATCAGGGGTGAAGGCTTTGGTGACAGGGTTGAACATCCCGTGGATCGGCGAGCCGTTGTAGTTGATGGTGTATTTCAGTTTTGCCATGCCGCCGGCCTCGCCACCAGGCCCATTATCAATCTGGATCGAGACAGGCCATTGCAACGCAGGCCACTGCCCCTCAACTTCCACCTTGTAGAGAAAAACCTCAACGAGGTCCGTCTTGGCATCCTCACCCACGGCCTGGTTGGTCCGTAAGCCGTCCACAAAGTCAAAAACCGGATCGCCAAACTTGGCACTCGCTTCCACGGGCGCATTGGGCTGATAGCCTACAACCTCAGTGGTGCCCACCGATTCATGGACATACTGTTCTTCAATGGTCTTAGGGTTCATGTTGACATCCAGCGATGTCACCCCAGGGCCAATGATGTTATAGGTCGCAGCAGCGGCCGGGGTCGTGTTCAGAAAATGGGCGATCATTTCACGTAAAACAGAATTCATTGCCTACTCCTTTCAGGAAACAGGGTCCTGCTCATAAGTTAATTTGCATTGAATGCGATAATCAGCGGTCTCCGACTCGCTGGTTTCATACACAAAAGCCCAACCGAGGGCCTCAATCTTGATCGGTGTCTTTCCATCCTCTAAATCAGGAAAATCGCCTTTAGCGCTTTGCTCTTCAAACCAATCGGTCAATGCTTCGTAGAAATCGTTATTTTCAAGGCGTTCAGCTTCATCTGCTGTGAGTTCCATACTTTGAAAAACAAAAGGAAACTCGCGCAGGCTGCCTCCATCAAGGTACTTCTCAATCACCTTGGTTCCTGGTAGCGGGATAATGGCATAGCCAGGCGGTTCACTTCCAATGTAATCGACCCAAAACGGCGCACCTTCCTGCAGGCCAGCAAATTCCGTCAGATAGGCTTTCACACTCTCAATCATGCTCATCTTCGTCCTCCTGCGATCCGGCGAGCGCCTGTCACAATATCCCGTCCGTCCACTTGCTTCATGCGTTCAAACCAGTGAGGTCCCCTGAGGGGTCCCGTTTGAGATCCGGGTTTTCTAGTTGAGTAGTAGTTCTTCCGGGCATAGACGGCGATCCAGGAGACCACCCCACTCCCAGGGACTGTTCCTAATATCCCGGACTTGATCAGCATGCCTGTCAACAAGGGAATATAGGGCTCAGATCGCCGTAGGACCTCATTGTCAACAAACTTCTGCGCTTGAGTGAACCTAACTTGGTGCTTGGGCTGGAAATTGGTGTTCCACTCCAGTTTCGCCTTGGTACCACTCCTTGTTAGAAACACCTTCCCTCTGGGAGTTTCAATCACCGGTCCGCTCATGCAGCACCTACTTGCCAATGGTTGATACGCTCACTCCCGGCATCCATCCGGTCCACGGATTTGATCTCCAAAACATCATCGTATTTCCGCTTGAGATCGCTCATGGTAAACTCACCGGTGATTTCATCAGAGACGGCTCCCCTCACGATAAAGTCTTCTGTCTGCAAGGTCCAATTCCCGGTCTTATCAGCCAAAGCCTGCCACGCTCGTGGGGCCAGGTATTCATCACCCAACGTCATCGGGATCAGCACCAGGACCTTGTCCGCAGCTTTATTACCACCACTGGCAAGCTGATTCACAGCCCGGCGGTTCTCCCAGTAGACCTCAGTAAGCACTTTCCGCTGGTAAACCTCGGTCCGTGTGCTCGGATCAACCGATTTGTTATAGATCGTAGCTTGAGCGTTCGTTTTCATTGAATCCTGCAAACATCAAGGGGGTGTTGCCAAGGTAAAGCCGGGCTGCCTTGCTAATTCGAGCATCTGCCGACAACCGGGCATCATCCGCCTCAACATAGGTCACGGCATACTGGCCCTGCTTTTCGCTGGCGATCACCCCGGTTTCACCGGCTTCTCGCTTTTCATTCTTTTGGATTTCCTCAGCAACCGCACAGGTGGCCATCTGGATTGCCTTGATCAGCTCTAGATCTGTACCGTCCTCAACCACTGTAGCCGTTCGTTGGAAGGTCAACCGGTTAATAAACATGCTGGCTCTAAGGGACAGGCGTGGAAAATCGGCCTCGGCGATGGCGCTGCCGAGATAGGTACCTGTATAAAATGAAAATTCAGCATATACAGCCATGACCGAGGCCTTTCATTGGAATCAAACGATTACTTGGATGCTTTTTCAAGCTTGGCAATCTTGGCCTTAGCTTCTCCGAGTTCCTTTTCAAGCTCGTTGAAGGCAGCCACTGTCGCCTCTTGGTTCTTCCGGAGTGTTTCCAACCAATTGGAACCACCCACGTATTCGAGTTCGAGGGGCATTATTCGCCTGCCTGCTCATCCTGCTCGCCCTGGAGCAGAGCGAGTAGTTCATCCTTTGCCAGGGTGGAATACCCACTTAGGCCGCGTGCCTTGGCTTCTTCCTTCAGTTCCACCAGGGTCATATCCTTGAGCGCCTTTGATTCTTCGGGTGGCTTATCACCCTCCTTAACTTCAACATATCCTTTGCGCTTATAGTTCAGGATTTCAGTTGGCCTGATCGTTTCGACAACAACGCCTTTCTTAATAAGTCTCATGTTCGAATACTCCTTTAGGCGATCTTCACGTCACGCAGAACACCTGCGGATTTGGTGGCCTTGACTGCTACAGCAGCGACCATTTCGACCTCACCGAGTTTCACGGCACCAGGTGCGGTCATGTCTGGAAGATAGGTCTTCACAACCCCAGAGCCTTCAGGGGAAGCCGCATGCACACCATCCAATGCCAAGCGAACCACATAGATGTCGGTATCCCCACCAACGCCATCAATAGGGATGATAGGAACAGCAGTCCCAGGCTTGTCACCAAGCGCCATGACCAACGAGGAACCCCACTGGGAAACTTCGTCCCCATAATTTTCCTTGCTGGCCAGATTGATCCCTGCGCGGTCCATGACGGACTGGAACACAGAATACATGTCGTTGTTCATCAGGTACAGGGTGGGTGAGCCGTCCAGAAGAGCACGCAGTTTGCGCAGATGGTCAAGGAACACCTTCCAGTTGGCGTCAATATTCGCTGAGGAGGAGAGATCAATAGCTGCAGAAGGAATAAGCTCGGTAGATTTTCCCGTAACTGCGGCGTTGATACCATCGAACTCAAGCGGGTCCCCGCCGGAATCGCCATTGATGAACCAATCGGAGAAGAGTGCTTTGGTCGCTTTGATCTTCTGTTTCAGTTGGAACTGAACATGATTCACGACCTGACGTTCGTTGTTGATGATCACCCGATCAAGCTGGAAAGAGCCACCGAACACCTTCAAGTTGACATTGAATTGCGTTGTCTTGGTTTCCTGGGGGTTGTATTCAGAATTAATGGCACGACCTGCAGCTGTAGGCTGGGTGGTGACCCGGTTGTAGCCATAGGTCAAAGTCTGGCCCCCTTGAGGTTTGACAGTATCGTCAAACACCATACGATCGAGCAGGGGATCTTTTACAAACTCGTCAATGACAAAATTGGTTAATTTGTCCTGGGAGAGTTCTTTTGCTTCGGCAAGTGTAATAGGCATTTAGGGTTATCCTTTCGGGAACATCTTTGATGCGATTGCTTCAGACAATGTTCCGCCATTGGTTCCACTGGGTGTGGTTTGTTGTTTACTCCCGCCTACGATCTGAGGCGTGGGCGTGTCGGATTCGAACAGATATTCGTGGCTTTCCTTGATGCCCTTCAGCTGATCTTCAAGGCCGATGATTTTGTCATCGTCACCCAATTTCAGGTTGTCGAGATTGAGCTTCACCTTGACGGTTTCAGCGTCTTTTGCCTTCGCACCTTTCAATGCGGAGTCCAAAGCATGATCAAACTTTAACTGGGCGATCTTTTCCTTCGCCTCGGTCTCAGCCTGCTCAGCCTTTTGCTTCCAATCATCAGCGGCAGCCTTAATGCCATCAACATCCAGCTTCTTGAAGCCTTCAATGGTCTCGCTCGCCGATGCGACCTGAGTTTTCAGATCGTCAATGGTCTGCTGGGCTTCCGTCAGGTTGGTTTTTTGGCTTTCCACGTCCTTACCATGAAGTTTCATGATCTGTTCAATCGCTTCATCGGAAAGTTCCAGGGCCTTCAAATCCTCACGTTTCATCTGTCCTTTTCTCCTTGTCCGCACCTACGGTTTTTACGAGGTCCCATCTCGCAGTGCCCAGCGCTTTTACGTTTGCCGGATAACGCAAATGGAAATAAAAAAAGCCACGCTCTCTCAAATTTGAGATAAGCGTGGCTGGTTGACCAGTCCTACGTTTCAGTTTGCGCCTTTTTGGGTGGCGCTGTCTTTCAGAATCATTATAGCATATTTGTTCTTTGGCAACAAAGGAGATTTCTACTCATCATCTGGTTCGAAATGCCCATTGGCGTAGTGCATGAACTCTTCCAATACTTGCCGCCTTTGTTCTCGTTCCAGATGGGCGATGCTGGTATTGAAACTCAAACTGGCATTATCCTGAAAATCGCAATAATCAAGGAATTCCTCAATAAGGGCATCAAGTTCGTCATCGTTTGTGGTCATGGATTCTCCTGGTTTTATGGTTGGTTTAATCATAGTATACGCTGGATCAGCATACTTGTCTCGTGCTTAGGTATAATATTGGTAGGTTCTGAGGTGAGAAGACTCCCCCCACTGCCATAGAGCGATGCCGACCTCGAGCACGGTGTACGGGACCTAAAATGGATTGGTTGTCTTAGAAACCTGTATCTGTTATAATAAGTTTACAAATAAAAACCACCTGAAGTAGAGAATCTGCCGTCTACACCCCCTCGTGGGCAAAAGAGATGTGGAGCTGGCAGTCCCACCAGGCGGTTTTTTATTTTGTCCACACACATTTCCCCTTTTTTCTACCCCGCAAAATCTCATTAATACCGCATAGCCTATACGATATTACCGAGTGTTTATATTCTCCCGGTTTTTCTTGCATTAGAACTGCTATGCGCAGACCATGCTTATCGTCCGTCATTTTATAAAAAATCGCCATCATTTCATCAGCTTGATTTCGATGAACCTCATCGGGGAATAATATGGCGTCAACCAAGAAGCCTTCAAATTCAACAACTTCTGGGTGCCGTTCCACATAGTGAAGCCTCTGTTTTCCGGTTAATACAAAGGATAAATTTCCATCCGTTTGGGTGGTCCATTCGGACACGATTGCTTTC